GAATTATCTAATACGCTATCAATTGTATCAATTGCTGTGTCTATTTCTGTTAATTTAGTTAATGCGTTATCTTGGACGGCATCTAGTGTTGTTATTAATGTTTCTATATTAGTTTGTTTAACAAGAGAGGCATCTAATACGGTATCAATAGTATCGAGTTTTGTATTTGTAGCACTATGTATAGTTTGAGTATCACCTAATACAGTATCTATTCCTTGTAATGTTAAATCTACTACTTGCTGGTTGGCGGCAGTCGCCATTCCGCTCGTAGTTTGACCCCCCACCATCTTATTTGATATAGCAATCAAATTTGTGTTCTGTGCTTCTAACATTACACCTGCTTTATTCCCACCTCCAAGCCCATTTTGGGTTAAATCGTTTCTTAATCCACCTATCGCAATATCAATTGCTGTTGCTGAGGTGTCTATAGTTGTTAATTTTGAATTAGTTGTATCTATTTTTGAATTAGTTGTAATTATATTACTATTAATAGCACTCGCATTTTCTCCGAGCGTATTCCCTGTCCCTGCTGGATTTGTAAATAAAGCATTTTTTGCTGCTGCTAAAGTTGCTTCTGTTGCTCCTCCTGTTGGTAACGCTGTGCTTAAAACATCTACCTGTAAATGTGCGTCACTATCGCAAACCAAAGGACGAAATAAACCATTTCCAACATCTCGACCATATAAATAAGTTTGTAGTTTGGTTTGTCCTTCTCCTATGTTATTATTACCTGCTCCGCTTAATCCATCTATTTTATCATTAGTTGTTTGAATTTTAGTTTCTAGCGTGTCAGTATTCAAATTTACTGTTTCAGCCGAGACTTCTAAAACATCGTTTGAGACTTTCAATTCTCCGTTACTAGTAACTGCTAGGGGACGAGCCAAACCGTTGGGGCTATCATATCCATATACATAAGTTTGAAGTTTTACCTGTGCGTCTCCTAGGTTATTATTAACGGCTCCGCTTAAACTGTCTAATTTTGAATTAGTTAAATCTGAAGCAGTTTTAATATTATCAAGTTTTTCAGATTGTTGAGATAAAATTGATGTTTGATATGTGGGCTGATGAGCTGCCGCACTGTCGAAAGCATTATAAATTCTAGACATTTTATTTAATTAAATTATTATTATAAAATTAAAAAACATATTTATTTTTGTAAAGGTTCGAAATTTTTATTCAAATATAAATTTTTAAAGTTGTTAGAATAATTAATTATTAAACAATCGTGTTTTTCTTTTAAGTTTTCTCTAAACATATTAACAAAATCTTTTTTAGTTTTTAAATAATTATTCTCTTTTTCAATCTGTTCTAATTCACTATTAGAAGTATTAAAAACAACTATTGCCGAACTATTGGAACGTATATTTGATGTTGCTTGGGTATATTTTTGTAAAAGAACCATACACGAAATAAGGAACTTACGACCATTACAAAATATTTTTGAGACTGTATTAAAGCGTTTATTAGACATTCCACCACTGAAACCGAAATCATCAATTAAAATTATTTTGTGTCTGGGTTGTTCTTTTTCTTGTATTGCTTCCTTGTATTCATCAATTAAACTTTCGTATAAATCATTTAATATATCATCATCTAATTCATCAAAAATATTTTCTTCTGGAATTTCTTTTTCTTCAATAATTAAATTTAATTTAAAATCTTCTTTGGGGGTTGGTGATATTATTATAATATCTTCTCCTGAAAAAATAGAAGAATAAGGGTAATTTTTATTAAGCAAAATATTGACGGCAAAATTTGTTTTACCGCTCCCAGAATTTCCAGAAATAATCATTCTTAAAGGCAGGTCAAATATTGTATCAAATTTTTTCGCGTGTTTATCTGTCTTATCCTTTACTTTAAGCAATTTTAATTTATTCGGCATATTATATTTATTAATATATATAATTATTTTAATATTCAAGAAAATGTCGAATGAAAACGAATATTTAGTTTTATGTAATGAACTAAAAGAACAATACAAAGAATTAGAAAAAGAAAAAATAAAACTAAATGAAGAATTAATTTTTTTTAAAAAAACTTTCGCGACAACCTATGGAACTATTAGATTAATTGATAATTTAGCATCAAAAGAACCAATATTAAATAATACATTAGTCGAAATGATTGAATATTTAAGGAGTTTTCATTCTGATATATTTGAAGAAAATATTCTATTAATAAAAAGAGAAGAAGAAGAGGAAGAAGAAGAAATAACTTTGATTGCTGAAATTGTTTAAGTGTCCAAAATGGCTTTTACTTTCTTAATAAATACACGCCAAAATGGACACTCCAACAAGAATTTTATTTACCGATAATTTTCATTGTTAGGTCGTGGGCTTGTTGGAAGCAATAACCCTTTTTCATTAATTTAGTCATTTCTTTCATATGAGCTGCGGTGTGATGGCTTTTATGTTCTTTCATTAATTCCTTTTGCCCTTTTGAAAGTTCTTTTCTTGGTTTCATTATTGGCTTAGGCATTTTTACCTCTTTTTTTGCCTTAGGTTTTGCTTTTGGTTTTGGTTTATTTTGTTTTTTTGCTTCTCTCATTGCTTTCATTTTATTAGACATAGGAGCCGAGCCGTGGTAAGGCATTTTATAAAGTTTTTTTATTTATAATTTTATTTTACATTTTTATTTTTATTAAAAAGTTATATTAAATGGTAAATATGATTTCCTTATTTTTTGCGGTTGTATTGGTAGTGGTGGCGGTAGTTGTTGTATTGGTGGCGGTTTTTTTTCCTCCTCCTGACTTATTGGTTTTGGTTCCTTGACTTTTTTTGGTTTTTTCTTAACAACTCTTTTTATTACAACTTCTTCTTCGCTTTCTTCACTTTCGCTTTCTTCTTCAATCTCTTCAATGATTACTTTCTTTTTTGGTTTCTTTGGTTTTATTACTTGTTTTTTCTTTCTAACTCTTCTTATAACGGTTGGCTCTTCTTCTTCGCTTTCTTCTTCAACTTCTTCTTTTTTATTTTTAGCATTTAACTTATTTTTTAATTCTTCAATTTGTTCTTCTAAAGTTTGGCTTGTTTCTTCATTATTAGTCATTGCTTTTAACATTTCAATTTCCTTTTTCTTTTTCTTAGTTTCCTTTTCGAGTTCCTTAACTTTTTTTCCTTTTGCTCTTGTTTCTTGGCTCCTAAGTCTCGCCCTTTTTAATTGGTCTCGGAGTTCTTGTTTTCTCTGCTCTGATAGGGGCTTACGTGCTTTTTTGGGCTTAGTTTTTGGTTTAGGTTCTTCAACTTCTTCGTCCATTTCAAAAATTAATTCTTGTTCTTGGGGCATTTTACAATTTTATACAAATTTATATAAAAGGAAAACATTTTTTTTATAAAAAATAAACAAAAATTATAATATCCGAGGAACTTTTAAATATACGGCTTCGGAGCATTTCGTAATAGTAACATTTCGATATTTTTCAATATTTCTTTTATTTGGGTTTATCATACAAAAAATTGAACTCCTAGGGATATTTAATTGTTGGGTAATTTCTTTTGTATTCTTAAAATATTTTGTTGTTTCATTGTCGTTTTCATCTTTAATAACTGCTTTAAATTTAAATATATTTTTAACCATTTTATATTTTGAATATATACTAAGTATATATTTTTTTTTTCTGAATTAAACTTAAATTATTTTTTAAGACTAATTTTTTTTAATAAATCCTTATCAAAATCTAATTTACCAGAAATTGCTTTCATATAAAATGCGTAAAGACGAGCAATTCCCCATTGTGTGGGACTGCTAACACTCGCACGACTTCCAGCACTTACAAAAGCTGCTCGTCCGCGATTTATAATTTCTTTTTGAATGCTTAAAGGAATACCGGTTTTATCAGCAAATAATTTTGTTTGTGGTTTTACATTAGGAAATTTTTTTTTAAATTTTATAGTGTTTGAACTTTGTCTCGTTTGTTTAGTAGTAGGACGTTTTTTTGCTAGTTCTTGGGCTTCTTTCTTTTTACCCTTTTTTAAAAGTTCTTTTGTTTTTTTAATATTTTCGGTTTTTTCTTTTGCTTTTTGTTTTGTCAATCCCTTAGTATATTTTTTTGGTATTTCAAAAATTTCATTTTGTTTTTTCTTTCTTGGTTTTGGTTCTTCAGGTGGGATTAATTCTCTTTCCATTTTTTTCATAGTAGCAAACATAATAAACTTTTATAAAAAGTTTAATCAAAATTAATATATACTTAGATTATATATTTTTGCTAACTTTTTTTAAAAAGTTATGTTCGATTGTAAAATATGTTCTCAATGGTGTTTAACTCAATATATTTGTAATGATTGTTATATCATTAAAAATGCGGTAAGGCTTTATGGCAGAGAAAAAATAATTGAATTAGTTAAAAGTGAATTTAATATAAAAGAAATAATTGATTTACCTAAAATAATAATTGATAAAGAAGAAAGACCAAAAAAAAGGGTAAGATTTAGTTCCGACAGTTCAACGGAATTATACAATAAAAAAGATGATGAAAAATATCATATAAAAGAATTAAACGATAATTTATTGAATGAATTAAAAGATAAATTAACGAAATTGTAAAAGTTTATAAAGTTTATTTTGGTTAAACTTTTTCTAAAAGTTTATTAAGTTTATTAAATGAAGTATTATTTAGATTTATGTTCCGGAAGTCAATCAATGAAAGATTTTAACAATGATTTAAAATATATAAGTTTAGATATTGAACCCAAATATAAACCCCATATATTAATAAATCTTTTAGAATGGGATTATAAAAAGTATTTTAAAAAAAACGGAAAACCTGATTTTATTTGGTTTTCTCCTCCTTGTAATGAATATTCAATTTTAAATTTTGCTAGACCTGATAAAATACCAGATATTGAAGGAAGTAATAAAATTGTTAAAAAAGGTTTAGAAATTATTAAATTTGTAAATTGTCCTTTTGTAATAGAAAATCCTCAGACAGGAACTTTGAAAAATCAAAATATATTAAATGAAATACCCTTTACAGATGTTGATTATTGCCGATATGGTTTTCCCTATAGAAAAAGAACAAGACTTTGGAATAATATTAATTTAAAAGGTAAAAAATGTATTAAAAAAGAATGTCCGTTTGTTGTTAATGGAAGGCATATTTACAGCATAGGAAATAGTAAATATAAAACTAATGTAAAAGAAATCGGAAATAAAAAATCAAGATTGGAACAACGGTATGCCGTTCCGGAGCCTTTATTAAATGAAATAAAGAATTTAGTATTTAATAATTAATTACGTTTTTTTTATACTTTTTTTTTTATTATAGTATATTATAAAATGCCTCGAAAACCTCCAGCGATTATTTATATTATTAAATGTAAGAACCCAGCAATTAAGGGTTGTTATGTTGGTTCAACCCTTAATTTTAAAACTAGATATAACACTCATAAACAAGATAGTATTAACAGTAAAAGATTACTTTACGAATATATACGATTAACAGGAGGATTTAAAAAATGGACTATGGAGCCTTTAGCATTTGTTCCAAATTGGAGAAGTGGTAAAGATTACAGGGAAATTGAAAAAACATTTATTGAAATGTATAAACCTTTTTATAATCAAAATATTCCTAATAGAACTTTAAACGATTGGAAAAAAGAAAATAAAGAAAGAATAGCAATTCATAATAATACTTGGAAGGCAAAAAATCCTGAAAAATATAAAAAATATAGAGTTGATTATGCTAGAAAAAATAAGGAAAAAATGAAAAAGACCACTAATGAATATTACAAAAAAAACCGTGAAAGAATTCTTGAACTTAACAATTATAAAATGACTTGCGTTTGCGGTTGTAAAATATCAAGGTTCCATTTAAAAAATGGAAAACATAAATACAGTTTAAGACATCATAATAACCTTTTAGAAAAATTGAAGGAAGGAAGGGAAAAATTAAAATCTAACAATTTAAATATAAATCCTTTGATATGACTAAATTAATTAAAATAGTAAAAAGTGATAAACCAAAGAAAAAATGGAAAGCCATTTTTAAAAAAGATAATGATAGAGAAAAAACCGTTCATTTTGGAAGTGCTGGAATGCGTGATTTTACCCTTATAAATAATAAAAATTCTAAATTCTATATACCAGATAAAAAAGAAAGAGAAAAAGTAAGAGATAATTATCAAGCAAGGCACAAAAAAGATTTATTAACAGAAAATAATAAAAGGGGTATAGGTGCCGGAGCATTGTCTTTTTATTTGTTATGGACTACATCAAAAATTAATATTGCTAGTTATAGAAAAAGATTTAATTTATAACCAATCTAAAAGTTTAAATATTGGATAAAGTAAAATAAACTTCATTGTAAAATAAAAATGGCTCATAGCATACTCTTTGCTAAATAAATCATCACTATAAATAAAATTTTCTTTTAAATAAATTTTATCTTTTTCAAACATCATTTTAAAAATATATTGAATATATTATATAATTAATATTTTAAATTAATAAAATGGACTTATCAAATTTTTCAAATACCGCTTCTCAACTTGCTAGTTTAACAGAAACAGCACCACTTCCAACTGATGTTTTAGACGATAAAGTAAATGATGCTAAACGATTTTTAAAAGAAACAGAGGAAGGACTAGGAAGCACCCTTGCCTCTCACGCAGGATTAAAATCTCTTGAAAAAGCATTTAAAACACCTAAAATAAATAATGTATTAAAAAAATTAGGAGTTGAAGATAAAGATATTGATGGAATTATTTCTAAATTAAAAGACGGAGATGTCGGAGGAGCCATATCTGACGTAACTAAAGGAGGAGTAAAAAAATTAAGTTCAACAGTTGAAGAAACAGTTCAAGGGCTTGGAGCAGATAGTGGAGCCGTTCCAAAATCTGAACTAGCAGCTGAAATTGAAAAATATATTCCGAAGGGTTTAACCTCAACTTTAAAAAATGCTAGTTATACCGAAGTTAATCCCCTTGAAGTAAGCGGAGCAGCATCAAGAATAAATATTCCATTAAATAGAACGGTAAAAGTTAGCGATATTTTAAAAGCACAATATGAAGCAAAACAAGAAGAAATCGCTCCCAAAGTAAGTCAATTTCAAGAATTCGCAGGAGAGCCAAGTTTAGCCCAAGCAGACGCAACAACAGCACTTGAAAGAATTCCACTATCAACCCTTAAACCTGCCGAAAGGGTTCTTGCCGATGTTACGGCGAAACCCTCAGCCCCTAAACCTTTTGAAGTTCAAAATCCTGCCTTTAATCCTGCTTCATATGAAGAAGAAGGACAAGAAGCAGTCGGAGATAGTGTAAAAACAGGAGTAAAAGCAGTTGATGACGCAGTTGATAAAGTCGCAATAAAAGAAGGGGAAAAAGTTGTTGAAAATCAAACAGAAAAAAAACTCGCTACTCTAGCAGGTGAAAGTGCCGCCGATGATGAAAATCCCCTCGGAATTGCTATTACTGCGGCTCTTGGAGTTGGTTCTTTAATTGCTGGTATTTTTACAAAAGACCATCATAAAAAATTTATTCAGCCCCCAGCACAAGAAACTCACACAAATTTTGCTTCACAATTGGGAGTTCTTTCTACTTAATCAAATGAAATTATACCATCATAATTTTGATATCTATCAAGATATTTTCTTTTTGTTGGATTAAATAAATAATAAACTTTTCTAAATTCTTTTTTTTTTTGAAATCTTTCATCTCTTAATAATTGCCTAAAAATTAACCTTGTTATATTATCTTGATAAATATTTGTTATTAATCTTATTTTCCTAGCCCAATATTTATAAGGTTGATAATCTTCATAAAATGAATTTTCGAATTTAAAGGATAAATAACATAAATTAACTAATTCTCTCTTTTTTGCTATCATTTTTATATTGCTTAATTATAATAGTTAGATATTTTATTATGGAAAAAAAATTATTTGATAAACTGAAACAAAAAAATAAATACAATGAAAATACATTAAAAATATATTTTGAAAATGTAAAACGTTTAAACGATAGAAAACCAATTACAACGTTAAATTTTTTAGAAGATACACCTAAAATATTAAAAAAATTAGACCCTTTCAGCCTTCCAACTAAAAAGAATTATTTAAATTCAATACTTTGTTTATTAGATGAAAACCCACGTTATGAAAAAGCAATAAATGATTATGAATTTATGTTTAAAGAAGTTTTTAAAGAATTAAAAGCATTTTCTGAAAGTCATCAAAAAACACAAAAGGAAATTAAAAATTGGGCTACATTACAAGATTTAAAAACGGTTATGAATGAATATGAAAAACTAAATAAAGGAATACAAAAAGAAACATCTATAACCAATAAGGAATTAAAAAACTTACAAACTTTATTAATACTATCTCTTTATTTAGAACAACCACCGCGAAGGCTTGAAGATTACGCAAATTTAAAAATTATAAAATCAAGAGATGAAATAGAACCAAATAAAAATTATTTATTGAATTTATCAAGAAATATTAAATACTTTGTAATAGGTGTTTATAAAACAAATAAAATATACGGACAAATAGAAATAAGAATTCCAAAAAAAATAAATACTATATTAAACGTCTTTTTAAAGTTCAACAAAAAACCCTTTCTTCTTAACAATGTAAGGGGGGAAGCAATGACGGCAAATTCTATTGGTAAAACGTTATCAAATGCTATAAACGAACATTTAAATAAAAAAATAAGTTGTAATATGATACGAAAAATTTTTGTTACTGAAAATTTAGATATAGAACAAGAAAGAAAGAAAAAACTTATTGCTTCTCAAATGGGACACGCATTGACAACTCAATTGACTTATTTGAAAGTTTAGTTGTTGGAGTGTCCGTTTTGGTGTCTATTTATTAAGAAAGTAAAAGCCATTTCGGACACTTTTTATAAAAAAGTTTTTTTACTAGGATTTTTTTATTTTTATATTTTATATAATATATAATTAATTTTTAAATATGGAAAATATTGTAAAAATCGCAGCTAATCAAGGCTCCTTCGATAATAATAAAAATTTAGTTGATATTGATATCGATGGAGGTATTTTTGATTTTTCTAAATCATATGTAAATGTTAATGTCTCAGTATTTGGAACCCTTACCGCAAAACCTGATGCCGTTTATGCTACAGGGCTTAATTTTAAAGAAGGCAGAGCAGATAACGACACAGTTGTTCCTCCTTCAAACGGTGTTTTAGTTAAACACGCACAACTCCGCAACGAAAAAGCAGGAGTTATTGAAAGTGTCCGTCACAATGATGTTTTAAGAGCAGGACTTGGACTTTATGAAAGGGACAAAGGATATTATGATAAAGACCTCGGAAATATGATTAATATAAATACCGTTCAAAATTTCTCTAAATTAGGCTTTCAAGAGTTATATAATGAAGGCTCAACTAATTCAAGAAATAGACCAGCAGATATTAGAATTCCACTTACTGAAATTTTGGGAGCAGGTGTTATTGATGATTACGACACTCAAAAAATGGGAAAAACAAGGCTCCATATGGAAATGAACTTCTCAAAAATTACCGAAGTCTCAGTCATTAGTAATGGGAACCCTTGGGGGGCAGAAGTAAGAACAGGTGGCAACGCTTACGGAGCATTTGCTGATTATACAAACGGAACAGGAGCAAACCAAGATGTTAATTTTTTAACAACTACTCAGGCTTACGACAATTTAGATGATAGCCCTTATTATGTCGCACAACCATTAACTATTACACTTAATAACGCAGGAGCAGGAGCGGGAGCATTGGCAGGAAACCCTTTTGTTATTACACAAATCGAACACTTACAAACAGGACACTTGAAACTTACTTTTGACGCGGTTTTAGTGGCAGCTTTAGGAGCAGGTGCTGCCCTTACTACTATTACCGCAGTTCAAACTGCTGCGAACTCATTTTCAAGAGATATTAATAAAGTTGAATTAGTCTTATATAAAAGAAATGATATTTCAGAAGGAGCCGATGAAGTTCAATTTTCATCATTCCACGCAGACAACGACACTTACCCAGCAGCAGCAAGTCTTAATCGTCAATATTATCTCCCTCCCAATTGTATGAATGCCTTAATTATGTTTAATAATCCTATTTTATCTCAAGAGCCTATTACATCTTATAGAATAGGATTAAATGGGAAAAGCATAACAAACAGAGACGTTGAAGTAAAAAGTGGGCTTCATTATGATTTAATTAATAAAACCTTTATTAATATGGGAAAAAATGTAAAAAACTTTGCCGAGAAATCAATTAAATCAGCAGTTAAACAATCAGCAAACGCAACTCAAATTGATACAAGAATTCTTGCTTGTCCGGTTCCTTTGTCCGCTCGACAAACTCAACTTTCGCTTGAACTTAACGCAAGTGGAAATATGGGAGGACAACAAATTATTTTCGCTCACGTTCTCAAAAAAGTTTAAACTTTTTTTAAAAGTTTATACAAATAATTATTTTTTTTTTGTAAAATTTTTTTATTTTAATACTTTATAAACTAATAAATTAAATATGGAAAATATTCGTTATCATCTCGTGCGACCTTCTAATTCAAAAGACACTTACAACGAATTCGACACAGTAACTTGGGAATTGGTAAGCGATGGACGAGCCTTAGTTAAGAACTCAATCACCGTTGAAGCAGAAGTTGAAATTTTTCAAACAGGAACCACAAGAAAAACTTCCGCAAATAATATGAAAGTTAGCCATCTCGTAGGCTCACACGCATTTTTCGAAACTTGGACTTCCGAAACCCTAGGAGCAGGACAAATTGAAACCCTTCAATCATATCCGCGATACGTAAATATGGTTGCCTCTGCTTCTCTTGATAGTGAAGATTTAAACAATGGTAAATTTCTTTGCGAATTAAGAAATCCAGTTGAAGAAGGAACCGCACCAATGATTGAAGAACAAGTAAGTTATAATGATAATGGAACTCACGCAGTTCAAAATACTAATGCTTCTTTTTCAATTAAACCAATGTTATGTTTTAACCGTATGTCCGGAAATTATTCTTTTTCATCAAAAGGGGCTATCCGCCTCAGTTGTAATTTAGCAAGAGCAATTCACGCTTTATATGGAAGAAATGTTGGTGCCGATAGTTCTTACAGTCTTAAAAATCTTGTTCTTCGTTATACCTCAGTTCCTGATGAAAATCCAAACGAACGTCTTTTTATGGAAAGTTATGTCGGAATTAAATCTTCTATTAATTCAAGTGACGCGACAGTCTCAAGCCGTGTCCCTTCAAAAGCAGTAAATGCGGTTAGTATTTCATTTCTTGAAAGCAACCACGAAAGCAACGACAGACACGTTGATAGTTACGGCTTAGAAACCTTTAAATTAATTGATGAAATTCAATATCTCTTCAATAATTCGCAACAAAAATTTATTACGTATTCTTTAACAGATAGGGCAGATATGGTTAAAAAAGGGCTTGAAAGTCTTAACTCTGCTTCTCATTCTCAACCAGATGGGAATAAACTCTCAGGAAATCACGGCTTTATACTTGGTGCCGAATTTGGAGAATATGTTGATTTATCAAATCAAAAATTCACATTTAATATTAAATCTGCCGACCCATCAATAGCAGCTTCTCCGAGACTAGTATTTTTATACTTTCACCAATTATTATCAATGTAACTTTTTAAAAAAAAGTTAGCAAAAATAATTTTGATTAAACTTTTCCTAAAAAATAATTTTGATTAAACTTTTTCTAAAAGTTTATTTAATTAAAAATTAAAGTTAATAGAAAAAAATAAAATATTATTTTAAAATATATACTAAAATATAAATAATTAATTAAAAATGGCTCTTTATTCTTCAAGTCTTCAGACTGCTTTAATTGACGACACTTCATTCAATCAATCAAAATGCGAATTCAGATTACAACCTGATACAATGTATTATTCTAACCTTAGACTTATTAATTTAGGTTTATCAGGAACAGCCCAAACTTATCACCCTTTAAGTGGTGTTTATGGTGCTATTAAACATATTCGGCTTATGGACGGAAGACAGGTTATTGACGAAATGCGATTTGCTAATCGTTATTTATCATTTACTAATTTGTTAAATGAAAATGCCTATAATAGAGATTACTTAAATAAACTTTCTAAAAATCAGATAGGATATGATATAGACACAGACCTCCAAATTGTATCAGGTGGTAACCGTTCAGCAAATATGAAAACTGATAGCGAAGTCATTGACGCTAACGGTTCAAAAAATACTCTTGGCTCCCTTGACCTTCGAAAATGCCTTCCAATTTTAAATAAAATGAACGTTCTTGATACTGAACTTATGCCAAACTTAAAAATTGAGATTGAATGGGAAAGCGACAGAAGAAATTTAATTGTAAATAATGCTAATGCCGATGCCGTTAAAGTTGAACCTCTTCTTGTTGCTGATGAACTAAGCGACCCAGCCTTACAAGATGCTAACCGAAAAGCCCTTTCAAATGTTGTTTGGAATGCTATCGAACACGACCAAACCCAAATCCCAGACAATAAAACAGCTGCCGGAGCCTTAGGAGATGGAGCAACAGTAGTTCAAAAAATTGACCGCAAAATAAACGGATTTGATGGGAAACTTGTCTCAAGAGTTTTAATTTCAAAAGCGTTTTCAGATAAAGCAAAAAATGTTACCGGAACTTCAATAAATGGAGTTGGAGATATGGGAAGTAAGGTTATGCTTCTTGAAGAGGTAAATATGTCAATCAATGGGAAGCCAAAATTGCCTCAAAATTTAGGAGGAAAAAATCCAGCCTCAAAATTACGAATGCTTACCGAAACTTTCGGAAACTTAAATATTGCCCCTTTTGATAATCTTCAATCCGTTGGGCTTGATAAAAAAGATGGAGCAGCAGCTAATGTTACAGGGTGCCGACCAAATAAAACCGCTAATATACACAACGATATTGTTGGAAATCTTGATTTTATTGGATTTACAGTAGCAGACAGAATAAATGATTTACAATTAAATTATTCAAGAACCAATGTTAAAGATACCGAAGACCCTGAAATTTATAACGAAGGCTTAGACGTTCATATTTATTGCGAAGTCTCACGAGCCTTGATTGTTGATAAACCAAAAAATAAATATATGGTAAGATATAATTAAATTTTGTTTTTTATTAATTTTTTTTTTAAAATAGTATTATATATTAAATAGTAAAATATGGCTCAACCTATTCAAGATGAAGTCTTAATTGAATTAAGACAACTAAACGCAGAAACAAATAATAAACTAGATGATAATGGAGATATTATAGCCGGTGATTATGAAGTCCCCATAAAAACCCCTTTAAAAATTGAAAATGGGGATATGTTAAATATTAAATCCTGCTTCGTGGATAGTGTAGCCCAAAACTCAGGAAAAATAAGAATTAACGATGAAGACGCGACAATACAAATTCAATTCGGTTACTATTATATGGATTGGGGTTTTGCCCTTACTGCTGATAATTACGCAACAATAAGAGAAAATCAGGACGGACACACAACACCAGAAGGGAAACTTTATTATTTAGGGGAAAACCATCAACACAACCCCGGACAACCAATAGCAGAAGAAATAAACAATTTAAAATTTTCAATAAATTATAATAAATTCGCAGGTAATAAAGACGGAATAGCAAAATTTAATTTACAATATCAAAACCAAGTAGGAACAGTTGTTAAACTTCATTTTGAAATAAAAAATCACGATATTTCTTTTAATCCTGATAGATTATCGTTTAACATAGATAACTCTTTAAATAATCGATTTCACGATGGAGCCTTTAAATTTCCTATTATAGCAAGACAAGGAAGTTTTGCCGCAGACATAGACCCAGACAAGGCAAAAAAAATGCGACAAACAGGAATTATTTTTGAAGAAGCAACAGGAACACCAATTCCACAAAATGGAAATTTATCAATAGAACCAAAAATTGTAACATTAACGCGAACAATTGAAACCGGAGACTATGAACCGCAAGACCTCGCCGACGCTATAAGCAGGGCTTTTTCATTTACAAAAGAGGAAGCCAATGAATATATAACAGGAGGCACTTATTCTGATAATCCTTTATTAACAACATCAATTCAAGTAAAAACAGATAACGCAGGAACGGAACCCTTTTTTGTAGCAAGTGATATTTCAGATTTAGCAAAATTTATTTCAGTTCAGCCTTTTTGGGTTGGAACTTCTCAATTTTCTTTGATTTTTGATGATGGAGATAATAAATTTAAATTAGCAGCTATTCATTCTCATATATATAACGAACACGGTTTAACAGTTATAAAGGCTATAGGAAACGCACCAAAACAATTTTTCGCAAATAAAACAGGAGGAATATTTTTTAATTCTTTGTCCCCTGCTTCATTATGGGAGGATAAATTAGGCTTTTCAATTCCTTCAATATCCGTTGTAGCACAAGAGCCAGAAGTAAAAACAATTGGAGTTGTAAATAATGTTAGACTTCAAAAACTTAATTTATTAGAAGGTAAAACCATTACAGGAGATACAGTAACAATTGATACACTTATTCAAAAACAAATTAACCAAGCAGCAAATGTTGCTTTCGATAGACCCACATCAACTTTTGGAGGGATTGAAACGGTGGAGCAAAATTTCAATTCTATTGACGCAGTTAATCCTCTTCAATCATCAGAGGGAGATAATAACACCCCTTATTATCAAATAGAAATAAAAGGAGCAGCTAACACGACCAAACTTGGAGCAGATAATTTTAATAATAAAATAGGAGCGATTATATCAAGATATTATTCTTCAGATAGTTACACCTCAACAATGGATAATTCAGGTTCAATTGCTTACCAACATAAAGGAGAACCAATTGAACTTTCAGGCAGTCTATCAGTTAGAATATTAAAACCTGATGGTTCTTTAGCCGATGATATAGGAACTGATAATTCAATTTTCCTTTCATTAATAAAACAAAAATAATTTATTAGTATATAATAAAATGAATACACCAACAAAAAAAAATACATATTTTGAAAATTACGATTTATTTAGTGATGCTAATCCAAAAGACACAGTAAGGATTAAATACGATACTATGGAAAATTTAAAAAAAACAATAAAAAAACTTGAAAGACTTTATAAAAATAATAAAATAAAACATAATCGAAATAGTCAAATAACTAACGTAATCGTTCAACGTTTAAGAGTAATAGTTAAAAATACTAATAAAGGAAAAGACCGTTTTAAACTAGCCACTCGTTATTTTGATTTTCTTAAGAGAAGAACAAAAGAAAAAGAGGACAAACGGAGGGCTTTGACTTTTTGAAAGTGTCCGTTTTGGCGTGTATTTATTAAGAAACTAAATGCCATTTTGGACGTTTTGAAAATATTAATTAATAAAAGTTTTCATTTTATATTAAAATCATCAGTTAATAAATCTTTGTTAATATCCTTAATAAATCCATCATCATTTATAAACTTAATTTTTAATAAAATATTTTGTATTTCTTTATCTATTTTATCCATTATTAAAAATAGTTAATAAAAAAAAAACCGTTTTTTTTTATATTATTAAGTATTATAATATTAAATTAAAAATGGTTAAATTAGAAGATTACACAGCCTCACAAATAAAAAAACTAGTGTCAAATATTAATAAACAGGTTAAAATATCAGGTTATTCAAAAAAAACTAAACCACAATTAAATAAACTATTAAGAGAACATCCTAATTTACAAGTTTTAGAAGGAGGAGAAAAAGTAACAATTAAAGTTAAATCAATTAAAAAAGAATTAATTAAATCACAACCAAAACCAAAACCAGTCCCCAAAAAGAAAGTTGAACCTAAAAAGAAAGTTGAACCTAAAAAGAAACAAATTAAATTAACGAAATTAGGAGAAAAAATAATAAAAATATTTAAAAGTGTTCCAAGAAGCAAAGACGATGATAATGACAATGAAAACAAGGTAAAAAAATTAAGAGATAAATTAGATTTTAAAACAAGGAAAGAACTTATAAAAACTTATAATAAACAAGGTTTAAAAGATAATGATGAATTTATTTTTGACCTTATTAACAATGATGAATATTTAAAAGAAATATTTTTAAGTAAAAAAAAAATAAAAAAATAAATTTTTTAAAAAATCCGCAAATTTCCTTAAGTATAAAAATTAAAAGTTTTTTTATTTTTACATTTAAAGAAGTTCGGCATAATTTTTATGCGGACTTTTTGAAGGTTTTCGGCATAATTTTTAGAATTTTTGAAAATATTAATTAATAAAAGTTTTCATTTTTTTAATTTAAGAACTATTTAACATAGTATATATATAAAAAAAGCGATAAATAAAAAATTAAAAAAAAAGACAACTTTAATTAATAAAAGTTTTCAAAAAAACAATATAAGCAAAAGTTTATATATATATTTATAAACCGAGTAATAAATAAAAATGGCGACGCAACTTATAACCCTTAACGAACTTAATAATAACCCTATTTTTCAACCCCCTAAAGAATGGATTGATGAAATAAACCAACAAGAAGAAATAATAAAAAATGACTTCTTTAATAATTACCCAGAAATTCATAACTTAATTAATAATAAAAAA